AGGAGTAGAGCTACAGGAAGAAGACGCTAGTCAGATTAGAGAGAATAGAATTTTCAATCTATGGAAGAATGGCGACGGTCCATTACCAGAAGTTGCTTTCCTTGAGAAACCAAGTTCAGACACGACTCAAGAAAATCTTATCAGCTTACTGAAAGAGTCTATTTTCGCTATCTCAATGGTAGCGAATATGTCTGAGTCTGAATTTGGTAACTCGTCAGGAACAGCCCTAGCTTTCAAGCTACAAGCTATGGACAATCTTGCTCGAATGAAAGACAGAAAGATGCAATCCGCATTTAACAGATTGTATAGAATCGTGTTCAGTGTTCCATTGACGACCGTATACGAGGACGCATGGACAGGATTGTCATACTCATTTACTAGAAACGTGCCACGAAACATTCTTGAAGAGGCACAGATTGTAGGACAATTA